TCTGCCCCACGATCAATGAGATAGGCAGTCCTAGTCGTTTTATCGAGAGTGTGATTCACTTTATCGTACTCGACGTCTACAACAACGGTGGTCTGTGTCACAGAGACCTTTACCCAATATTTGTTTGTCGCATCCCACTTGAGCATGTCACCGCCAGAAAGGCTTGCCATGCTCGCAACCTTGAAGGAACTGGAGGTCGTATCCCAATAGACGATGTCTCCGTTATTTGAGCCGTCCGGAATCTCGGTCGGATCATCCTTCCAGCCCTTTACGCCGGTTGCTGATGTCCCGTACACTTTGTCGTTACCTGGAGACGCTGAATCACCAACGAGTTGCAGCTTATCGCTGTCTTCAGAGTCTTCCTCTATCGAGTCTTTCACCCCGTGGAGAAGATCATCCTTCCAACCCTTCACGCCGGTTGCCGATGTCCCGTACACCTTGCTGTTGCCCGGGGAACTCTCGTCATTGTCCAGAGAGAACATCAACCCGCTCTTGTGGATCGACATGGACCCGAAATACACGATCCCGCCACCGCCTCCACCTATGTCCCCAGTGAATGAGATTTTGAAGCGTGAGCCAGGTAGGGCCTGCACCGATATTGGGCTTTCACCGGTGATTGAGACTGCTTTTGCTTGTGCAGCTTCCGGCGCCTTGTCGAGCGCACCAGACGCAAACAGCCATCGAATCGCCTCAGAAAGCGCGTTCAGTACGCGCTGTGCCTCTTCATCCTGCACATAGGCAGAAGAGGGGATAGCACGTACCAACTTGATTGGATCAACTCGTGAGCCCATTAGCGCAACTCCTCCATTGTGGTGACGAGGGCAATCTCGTCGATCGCGTCATGCGCCGTTACACTGAATGACCAGACCCGCTCCGGCCTTAGCTTGGGAAGAAGGAAGGACGCGCCGGCAAAGACTTCGCGAGTAGCAACCAGCACGCCCTCGGCATACAGCTTTATGGTCAATTCCTTGTCCGACTCATCTGCGGGGTAAGAATCCGACAGTATCCGGCATACACGAGGGGCAAATGGACGGGGAAGCGTGAACTCCTTGCTGCGCCATGTCATTGCCAGGTTATTGGTCCCTGCATCCCATTCGGTGATGTTGGTGCCCTGAATTAGGAACAGAGCATCTGACTGGAGATCGTTGAATGCACCCGTTGCTACTTCGTCCGTCGTGGTGACTGCCGCCTTCTTCTCGTCGAAATCGAAGATGATGGATCCACCGCTTGCCCATCCGTGGTACCGCTTGTCGTAGACTTCCGCAACAAGACTGCTCGGAGTGAGTGCCTCCCAGTCCTCTTTTGAGTAGAAGGGCTTCGTTGCCACGTCTGCGCGCGATCCCTGCACAACAACCAATCCGTCGGGAGATGGGTACACGATAATGCGCCCCACCTGGCACACCCCGCGCTTGCTGATGCACGCCTGATTGAGCATAAGCCGCGTCTGCGTGAGTAGTTCAGGGTGTGAACCGGTTACGATGTAGGGGTTGCCCGTGGTCATCACGATGATTTCATTCCCGCTCGGAGCGATTGCCACAATATCGGAGTCAACCGTCAGTTGGTATTCGATGGGCCATGTGTATGGGAGATACGGCTCGGAGCAGTACAGCGTTTTATCTTTGAACGCGGCCAGCCATCCCCCTGGCATTGCAATCAATCCGGCCATGCCGGTCTCTGGATTATTGAAATCGGGCATTATCTCCCCGAGTTCCGCGTCTTCCAGTGAATCCGTAAAGGTGCTCACGGATTCGGCCACCTCTCCAACGTAATAGAAGTGGTCTTCATGCGTCCCTGCCGCGGACCGGTAGATACGCCGCAAAGAAAGGTTCTCGGATGTAGGTGTTGTCCCAGGAAGAGTCACGGTAATGGTTGCCCCTGGTCTCGTGGTAACAATTTCCGAAACGTCGCTCGCCGGTCCCTCTTGTCCCCAGTCATCCACGAATGTCTCGGCGTAGTGCCGGTATTCGGCATCGACACCAAGGTAATTCATATTGAGAATGAACGTCACCGTGTACTGGCTAACCACGGGCGAAATCGTGTTGTACGGCGCAATAATGGGTGTATACTCTGTAAACTTCCAGTCGATGTTGCGGCCAGAAATCGAGTGGTTCTCTACGACCAGGTCGGCATACTTCTCGCTGTCTTCATAGAGTTCTGCCGATGCTCCGTTGATGTCTCCACCGAACGCGCTAGGAATAAGGACCTCATTTTCTGGTGCTGCCAGCCCAGTCGGCACTGTTAGCCGGAACGACACATTCGAGTTTGCCGACCACGTCGTATATTGCGTCGAAGTCTCCCCTATTATTGACGAAAACGCCTTGGCGTCAAAACTGAACGTGAGTGCGAGCCTACCATCATCCCGGTGCTCGTAATTGACCAGTGTACCGTCCTCCTCGGTGCCAGTGTCGCTATTGCTCCCCCAGCTACACGTATTCGTCGTGCGGGCTTGAACCGTGATCGTGCCTGCATCCAAAATAGAGGAGACTCCGACTGTGGGCTTGCTTGGAGACGATAGCCCCACCGTGCGTTCTTGTTTCGCATCGTCGTCCCACCCAATGACCTTGAGCGCCCCATCACCGGTGAAGTAAATGCGGTCGTACTGGTCGTCATTGATCGGGCCGCGGACAACGTCAACGTCTGAGAGCCAAGTAAGCCACTCGCTTGAATCGTTGCGATACCAGCGAAATAGGGAAGTCTGGCTTGCTGAAATCGCCTGTGTAACCTTGGGCTCTTTCAGACATTCCAGTCTGCCGGCGACCAGGCGCACGTTCTCTGCGGTCTGTGCGTCCTGCTCCCCCAACAACTTCGGGGAGAGCCGTGGCCGGATACCGTTGAATGTTATTAGCCTCATGCCTGACATTATTTGTTATCCTCTTGCGGAATCCCATTCTTTCTTCACGTTATCGAGAAATTGCGCCTTGGTCATGTTGGGCCAGTGCTGTCGAGCCAGCTTAAATGTAACCAAGAGTAAACATTTTTCACGCTTGTTCCAGTTGGCGAGAGTGCCGCTTGGGGCGCCGGAGTCGTGCTCGGCTTGCTCTTCAGCGTCTCTTTCCGCTATAATGGCATCCCTAACGGCTTTCGATGCAGCGACAATCGAGTGTCCGTTCCATGCCAGAAATTCGGGGTCAGCGCCAGCGGGAATACTGGGTAGATCATCGGTGTCCAGATTGAACTTAGCTAACTGATCCGGCATATTTTTCGGTGTGTTCCAAAACAAATCTCGGTGTACGCTGATTGTACCGTCACCATTGTCTAAAATGAATAATGCTTTCATTATCTGCGCCCTCTCTTTGATCGTGTTACTGAAGACACCAAAACAAAGGCTATATTTTCGGAGGACCAAGGCGCGGAAGTCTGTCCGTCTCTCGATCCAATAGAATCCTTAATACGAGTTCCGATCGGATGCGTTTCACCTGTAGATTTTCCGTTTCCGCTCATCGTCCAGAGAAATAGGCACCCATGACGCAAAAAAGAAGCCCCCTTGCTGGCCCACATCTGTTCAATTTCTTCGGTAGACAATAATCTATCGTAGTAAGAGACTACGCCTATCGACCCGTCCATAGTCCATCTATCAAAAACGGTCCCTAAGTAAACCGCATCGCTCTCGCTGGTGTTTATTACCCCTGTATTTTTTGACCCGTACGATACTCCGTCCACATACAGCGTAGCGGTATTAAGGTACATCCGAAAAACGACAAAGTGTTCCGCGCCGTCGCATAGATCGTAAGGCCACGTATTCATAGTCGCCTTGTCGCCAGAAACGAAAGCGTTGCCAGAGCTGTTTGCCATGCCGAGAAGTACTTCCGAGCCGCGATTAAACAACCCACTAAAGTTCTTCTTTACCGATGTTTTAATCCACATGGTAATTGTTCTGTCAGCATTGCCCGTCGGAAGGCCGGAACCAACAACCCTTATTTGGTCGGACCAGCCATCATAGGTAATCGCATTCCCACTGACTCCTAATAGAGGAAGCATCGCGCAAAGTATGGCTATCAAGATTGCTTTCATTATTCTTGCTCCCAGCGGATCACAGTCGGACCCAAATAGTTGTCGCCATCGCCGCCAGTAGTAACATCGCGGCTGAGCCAATAACGGACTGGATAACCCGCTGTGATGCCAACGAGGTTTGTCGAAATTGCCCACGCATCCAGATTTGTATGCGTGGCAGCAACAGCGGTATATGCCACGGGGATCGTCTTTACCGTGATGCCGTCCCCGCAGTAGTGGAGCGTCCAGCCATTGGTTGGGGTTGCGTGGGTGTACCACGACGTGCCGCGAATCATTATATTAGAGGTCCACGTCGGCATTGTGAGCCATGTCTGCTCACCGGTATAAACGGGCGTGGTGTCGTCGAACGCTAGGAACGATACTTCCTGGGTGACACCGCTGCTGTACACAATATTAGTAGTGAAGGTAGAGGGTTGTGTGGGGCCTACGCATAGTCCAATGCCAGTCGGGTAGATGTAATCCCAACGATAGAACACGCTCGAACCAGCTAAATCGCCCCATGCGACTGAGGGCATCAAATCAGTCGTCACAGATGCCAGCGCGTTGGTGATTGCGGCTAGTGGCGCGCTGCCTCCCACGAGATCAGAGGCGTCAAGGTCGCCGTCGAACGACTCTGCCTCCAGGGGACCGTCGAAACAATAGAGGTCAAAATCGGAAAACAACAGACGGTCGTTAGCCGTAATATTCATAGAGTATATGTTGAGGTCAATGCCGTCGAAATATATGCCGACGTCGTTGTCGGCACCAAAGTATAGTGTTGCGGCGTCACCGTCCAGGTAAGCTGAATGGCCACCGGTCCAGAAATTACCGGTCATAGACTTTGTGCCGGCAAGCGGAAGCGCATTGTTGGCCATATTGGTATAGGCAGCAGTCAGCGTAATGCGTTCACCGTTGATCGTGATATTCGCGGTGTTGGTGGAGATCAGTGTTGCGATCTGTACGTTTTCAAGAACGGCAGTCGGATTGACCATTCCAGTGAGATATGGGTTGTTGAGGATCGGAATGATGTCATTCACAATCAACGCCTTTTCCGTCGAGTCCCACACGGTGAGCATGAAATCATGTTCCGCACGGCCCACCTTTTGATTTTCAAAGTAGTCTGTCAGTTCAACGGTGTTAAAACTCAGTGTTCCAACAGCATTCCCTGTGGCAACTTCGGTTGTGAAGGTGGCAAGCGCAACGAGGTTGGTATCCTCAATGACGGCAAGGACAAGATTCGTGGCATCGTTTGGCGGTACATTCGTTATGGTCACATCTACGACTTCTCGCAAACCAACTGAACCAGACAGAAGGACGGTCTTGTCTGCCCTGTTCATCGTGATGGTCAGGTCTGTCGCCATGCACGCGACTGTAAGAAGGAGCGTAGCCAGAACGGTTACAGAGATCTTTTTCATAGTGCTGTCGGAGCCTCCATAGAAGGGTTGTACGGGTTGTTCATCAGGGAAAACTCAGTTGACACAATCACGGATGAGGAACTCCACGCCCATATCGTGATCTTGCATTTGAGCATCTGCCGACCCTTGCGGCCTGATTTGAAAAGCGCCTCTATGTCAGAATCATCAAAGTCAAGGTCGTCTGCCAGGTAGTCTCCATCTACCGCAAATGCCTCGGCTCGTGCGATCTCGCCACGGGGAATCATGACAATGGCCCTCATGTCTGACGCATCGTAATCCCCGTGGTTCTCAAGCAGCACACGGACAGTCTCACGGAGAGCAGGAATTCCATCAATCGTGATGGTCTTGGCCGTGAGGTCGCAGGTCATTGTTGTTTGGGTGTTGCTCATATCGTAAATCTCGGTTTAAGGATCGTGGTCTTGCTCATATCGTAAATCTCGGTTTAAGGATCGTGGTCTTGTTCGTGCGACCACGGATACGCTCGTTCGTTGCCTGGCGTATCCCGCTCCAGTACTGGCGATTGTATTCACGCGCAAGCGCCCGGTCCGTCCATGCCTTCTTGGACTGAATCATCAATCGTGCCTTCACACCCGCGGCCCAGTGGTCGAAGAAATCATCAAAGAGACGTGTCTCGATCACCGTTGCCAACATGGTTGTCTTGAGAGCCACCTTGATCTCAAGTCCGTCGGAGGAGTCTGAAGAAGGTTCATTTTTCAGAATCACGACGTCCTTTTCCACGGGCACAGTAAAATGAGTAATGGGCGCCAGTTCGGTGCCTTCGAGCTCTACCACCATTACGGCGTCTATCTCGGTGTTCTCAAGAGGTGAGTCGAGCACGTATTCCGTTGTCCCGTCCACGATGTCGATTGCGGCAAGGTCGTACTCATACGCCTGTGTCCTGTGAAGGAACTCACGCAGTACGATGCGGAATGCCTGCAAGACTATGCCTTTCGGGCACCGCGGAAGCTCTGGAAGGACATGCGAATAGATGTCGGTGAGATTCGTATCAGCCATTAGGTGATGCTCCTTTCGTATAGACCCAAATGCTTGTCGGCGAGACGTGCGTTTCCGGTGTCCTCGGAATCATCCAAGAAAATCAGGTGGCAGGTCATGTGAACAAGAGCCATGAAGAACAGGTCATTGAGTACTGGGATCTGATCTGCGCCTATCGGAGCTGAAATGCTGGTGACAACGGCGGTGTCCGAACAGAGGGCCTCGGGATGATCGGACGCAATCTGCGTCTGAGCGGCATTCATCTTTGCGTAGAGGTCTACGTCAGAGTACCGGTATGTTGCTAAGGTGTCTGAAGTCTGGCTACGGATCTCTGCGATTACTGCTTCATTTGTCATTTCGATTCGTCCTCTCTGTCACATCCTCAAGGATTCCGCACTCGAGCCGGTTCGCATAGGTTCGTGGCGTGACATTCTTCTTCAGCAGAAAAGGGGGGTCAGGCTTCCGTATCGGGTTTCGATCATCAGGAAGGATTGCCGTAAATGGGCGTACCGTGTTCTCCGAACACCATGTTCCACGGATTGGCAAGCGGAACGGAAGATGATTCACGAACCGGAAGAGTGCCAACTGAAGCAGCGTGTAGTCAGAGTAGTGCCTGCCATAGGACAACTCGTACCATTTCAGGCTTATCCGAAGCCGTTCGTCCATGCTGAGATCGCGGACGCGGTAGATTCTGACTTTATAGGTACCTGCGTTCACCAGGTCTTCGTAGTGATGCAGGGATACCACCATTGCGCGGGGGGGTGTAGTGTCACCAACGGCATAGCCACCATGCTCTGCGCTACGTACAATCAATGCGTTGTGATTCGACCACGACCCAAGAACCGAGCGTATCCCTCTGGCCTTAGAAGCGTCCGGTGCTTCATTCCTTCCGACGAGAATATCGGCAGGCAATAGTTCCGACTGGTCGAAGTACATTTATGCTCCGTTCTTTATCTTGCATCGCTCGATGGCGCTTTTCATCTCCACCAAAAGGGCGTTGCTTGAGTCTATCGAGCTACTCAGCTTCGTAATGGTGAGTTCGAGTTTGATAATCACGTCCCGAATGAAAGCGACGAGACGGCAGATAGCGAATACACATAGGATCAGGCAGAGCGTCATAAAGCCAAACAGCCCGAGTTGCTGAATCGAATCAGCATTCTCAAACATGGATCCTAACGTGCCGCCGGATGCGGTGCCCGCTACTGCTACAATGAGAGGAAGCTTCAGACCGGTCATGCCAACTCCTTGCTCTTAGTGGATGGCCCCGGCGGGGAGTTACCCCCGCCTTCCAGTCCAGCTAATTGCTATTTATTGTCGGCTCCGGAAAGTTTCTTCTTCTCTTCAGCGGCCTTGTCGGCAGCGGCCTTGTCGGCAGCGGCTTTCTCGTCAGCGGTTTTCTTCGCTGCGGCAGCTTCGGCGGTCGCCTTCTTCTCGGCGGCTTTGGCTTCTTCCTCAGCGGCTTTCTTCTTGGCCTTGGCCTTGTCCTTGGCGGCCTGTTCCTCGTTGGCTGCTTTGGAGTTGGCCTCGTCCTTCGCTTCCTCGGCGTCAGATTTGTCGCACGGAACCATGTGCTTCTTCTTCGCCTGAACCGGATCGTAAGGGAATATCACGCCACTGGTGGGCTTGGTGTTCTTCAGATATTTGGGTGTGTCGTCCATTGGTGATTACCTCGAAATGGTGCGCTTAGCGCAATGAAAGAGAGGAGCAGGCTACCGCCGAAACGGTAGCCGCTCCAAGAATACACGGCTACATGTCGATGCAGACGGCCTTGACTTTAATCACGGCTGTCGAGGCATTGGCCTTGAGCGTAATGTCAATGGTGTCGGCTGTAGTGTACAGCTTCCCGCCACTGGCAGAATAGACCTCTGTTCCTTTGAGCACGCGTGCTTTCCACACACCTGATGCCAGGTCAACGGTCGCGCCGCTCTCATTCTGAACGACTACTTGCACTGTGCTGGCCGCAATCACCGTGCCGCTTACCACCATGCCTTTCACGTCAACCGGTGGAGCCACGACGGCGTAATCGCCCAAGGCGGCACCCGTCACCGTAATGTTGTTGGTTGCACCGGCAGCGTCAACAAGGCTTGCTACGTCGATTGTTGCAGTACCGACAAGTGCGCCACTGCTACAGGTCGCGGCAGAGTTACCATTATCGCCATCGAGCCAGCCATCAGCATCCGAGCCATCACCAACGTCAAACGTGAGCACGGAGCCTTCAGCAGTAGTCACGACAGCAACCACGGACAGAACCAGCGTATCGGCAGGGATGTTCACCATTTGGAACACGTCGTTCGTAATGCCGTTGTAGGTGGCGAACTTGACCGTTTCCTCAACCACGAACACCTTGGACTGGTTGTGCGCCGAGTACGCCGTTGTCCCGCCTACAGTCCGGTCGTAGGTCGTTGCATACACCACGCTGCAGCTCAACACGATCGCCAGAACCGCGATCATCAATACATTTGTTGATTTCTTCATATTCTCGATCTCCAACTTACTCTCTCCCGAGCCCCCGGGGCACCTCACCCCGGGGACCTACGGGCAATGATTACGCCTTGTACCCAACGATGGTCACGAGACCCTCGGGTTTCACGACTTCCCAATCGTAGACGTGCAGACCGTCGTAGATCATTCCAAACGTGTTCTGTGCCTCGAATGCCCGAGACTTGGCCATCTGAGCGCAGAACGTGATTGCATCCTTGTTGCCAGCAATGATGTGTGTGCAGGCCTTGTCCGTGTCGTACGTCCCAGTCTTCAGAAGATTGGAAGCGTAGATCGTCAGGCCATCAATCTCACCCAGGCGACCGGTCCTCTGGACCGAGCTCGCATCACCCGTGAGGGAGGCGTTCTTCAGGTCAGAGTTAATCATCAACCAGCGTGCCCACTCCGGAAGAACAACCCACATGCCAGCCTTGTTCGCGTTCTGCTCGCCCAGTACGGCGCGAATGGCTGTCAGGAGTTCAATGACGTTTTCCGCGGTGATACCGAGCGGAGTAGTCGTCGAACCCAGGTTGTAGATACCGGACTTGGTACCCGCGGTCGTGCCGGAGTTGTCTGCGTGGGCTTCCGTGTAGACATCGGCCCAGAAGTCCGTCTCGGTGTCGATCTTCATGCGCTCAACGCCATCACTGATGTACTCGCGGTTGAGCACAATGTGAGTCTGGTGAGCATCGATGTTGTCGATACCGAAGCGGTAATACTTCGCGCGGTCAACATTGAGCTCGATGTTCGGCGCGGACGGGATCTGCGTCTCAAGCGTCATGCCCTTGACGTAGTCGTGAGTCTCAATCACGGGACGCTGTGCGATGATAACCTTATCGCCCTTGTCCTTGACCTGTCCGGTGAACTTCGAGTTCGTTACACGAGGCAGCAAGCACTCGTCGTAGTACGTGATGTTCACTTCATCAGCGTACAGTGTCGGGATGACTCCCTGATCTTGCAGTTGTGGATAATCCGCAGCGGTCGAAATACTCATAATAGATTTCCTTCAATCGCACTCATCGGTTGAAGCAACCGCTCTCCGGATTAGTTCCGCATATTGGTCCCACTCGGGACCAAAAAAAGAGACTGCTACTTCAATTCCCCGAGTCGTGCTGCTTCTTGCAATGTCCGTAGACGCGCACGTTTCTGGTTGTATTCGTCCATCGGCATCTCACCGCGACCGAATTGCAGCTCGAGCATCAAGCTGTTGTAATCGGCAATCGTGAGTACCTCTGCTCCTGGCTCTGTCCCTGATGCAGCACTGGAGCTGATGGCTTCCTGGCCTTCAACCGTGGGCGGTTTCAATGCAGGCGTGGCAGGACTTGCACTCTGGAACACCTTGAACGCATCGGCTACCGCTTGAGGACCTTCGTTCTCAAGGTAGTCGCGCCACAGCACATCGGGGGCATCTGGATCTTTCGCGCTCTGGAGGAACGTGTACCACCGTGGATCGGGGGCGATCTTCAATGCAGTATTCCCATTTGCTGCGGTAAAGCCTGGGGCCAGCAACTCAACGGCTTCATTGAACGTCACCGTGTCTGCACCATCATCTACCACCACAACAGGGGCCGCGGTCGGCTCTGCTACAGCGGGAGCGCGGGAACCACTGATATTACGAGCGATCGCGACAATCAACCGAGGTAGTTCATCGCCATACGACTCGACAATAGTTTGGGGTATTCCCACAAGTGCATCCGTGATGTCTGCTTCCCAACCAGTGCGATTCTCTGCATCGGCCTTGGCCGTGGCAGGGGTCTCAACACCGCTTGAGTCGCGGAGTTTCTTGTTCTCGTCTGAAACGAGAGCAATCTGCTCGTTCATCTGCTCCAGTCGCTTACGGAGTTTTCCAAGCTCCCCGCCCCTGGCACCGTCTTCGTCTTGGATCCGTTTGGTAAGTTCAGCAACCTTCTGGCGTAGCTGGACCACTTCTGCGGATTCTTCGACATTCGGCTTCGGTTCTTCTTTGACCGTGGCGACATCAGGCTTCGGCTGTGCAGCTTCGGCGCCGGCGGCGTCGGGCTTCACTTCGGTAGTGCCGTCGGGCGCGATCGTGGGCGCATCTGGCGTCCCCGTCGTTTTTGCCCGCTCGACACGTTCCCGTGCTTCTGCGATTGCGTCAGGATCGTTCGGTGTCTTTACGTCTTCTGCCATGTCTCTAACTCTCCTCCGTCAAGGCGGGATATTCCGTCATTGGCGGCATTTGCGGGCCTATTGCCCATTTGGTGTTTCCTGGCGTCCGACCTGCTTGGTACGGGCGCTCTCGTTCACGTCCAAAATCGTTGATAAGGCTTGGGCTGCTGATGCTTTGTTCTCGTTTCCCGGTATCCGGTTCGCCTTATCGTGAGCATCACGCTCGGTTTTGACCCACTTCAGGATCACGGCCATGCTTGGGTTTCCATCCAAGTTTCTGAATGCGCGAAGGAGACCCTCGTAATCTTCGCCTCTTGGTACTTTCATTCATCACTCCAAAAAGGCAAAAAGGGACGGCACCTGGTGTTCTGGCACCAGAATGCCGTCCCTCGAAATTGCTTCCCCCAGGTGGCCGCCCGGGGTCTGCCTCAAATTGTAATCTACGCCATTGCGCTACCGGTCTCGGTTACATACCAAGCGGCATTCGCTGAATCGTAAAATACGATGCAGCGTGTGCTGGTTGAATCGTCCGTACAGAACGCGACCTGCCCGTCGACCGGGTTCGAGATCGCATTTACCTGAGCCATCGTCTTCGGCGTCAGGCGAATGCTTCCAAATGACATTATTTGTCTCTCAGCCATATCCTCTGCTCCTTACGCCGCAATGGCGTTTTCTGGTTTCGCCGGTGTTCCGGCAAGGTTACTTCCCCCGCTGTCCGGTGCTTGTTCCGGTGGCTGTGCCGCCAGACGCTTCATTACACTTTCTCCGTCGGGGAATATCTTGCCTATGTCGTGGTCGACCATCTCGGCATTCATCTTCAGAAGATCGGCAACAACGCCGGGTCCAACGATCGGCAAGGCGACGGGACTGGAGGCGCGATCGGTGAGCTCGGCCAGCTTCGCTTGCTTCATGTCCCGCATGAGCATCTTGGTCGGGCCAAACGTCACTACCTGTGCGTCACCCTTAATGCCTTGGTCGGGGTTGTAGAACATGTTCCATGTGTAGATCCGTGCCAAATACGGTTCGATCACGTTCAAATCCATCTGCACGAGAGCATCTTTGATAAGCCTGGCAGAAGCATTCATCAGCATTGACAGCCCGTGGGCCGTCCGCCCGGCTCCTGAAGCCTTCTCGCTTCCGTACTGGTATGCAGGGATACCGCTCTGATCGTCCATCTTCCTCACCGCGGCTGCATAGATCGTCAACAGCTCTTGAACGCGGGAGTCAGGCTGATAGAACTTGATCGGGTCCGAAGGTAGGCCGGAGGGGTTCTCGAACTGGAACAACTGCCACGGATGAAGGCTTTCGATCTTCGCTCCCGGGGGAAGCCTATTCACGTCGATCGCGACCATTGGACCGCTCGCCATCATCATGTTGTTGGCGATTGAGCGGATAGCGGCATTGGCGAGATCCTGCTGGTCAGAGATCAAATGCGGGACACCATTGCCCCAAAACGACCCAGTGATTCGCTTGTAGCATGATTTGAAGTAGATGCTTCGCCCCAGCGGATCGGGGTTGGGCATGACCTTGATAACCTTGTTGGCGCATGTAATCACCTGCATGTCGTAGTAATCGGTGGCGACAAGGCCGGAAAATCCCCAGTCGGCCAACTGTGCGCCGGAAATCGCGCCCCAAAACTCCAACATTTCATAGACGGATGATGTCTGGTTCTGCGGAGCTTCCTTCATTTCGACATTTGCTCTGGCTTGATCGCTAGGCATTGTTTCTGCATACCCATTCGGGAACGCAGTGAGAAGTTCCTCAATCTCCGTGGTCTGGCAGTAGGGATTGCCCTTCATGTCCGAGACATCTTTCGGCCTTGGCCGTATGCGCTCGATCATGTAGCCGTCGTCGGCATCGACAGAAGAATCAGAGGGGAACATATCGAGAGGAGAAGGGGCAGACGAAGTAAGGCCCAGTTTCGCAATCACGCTGTACTCGTTGTTGATCCACCCCATTTTCTTGGAGTGTTTCACGATCGGCCCCTTGATAAAGCCTGTTCCGAATGTCACAACATTGGAGCGATAATCGTTGAAAGTCTTCTCCCAGTGCATTTCCTGCAACTGGTCGGTCATTACCCGTGTCATGGCCTCCGCACGATCCACGGCCTCATCCCAAATGGTTTCCAGTACTTCCTCGCGCAATCCCTTGGCGTACTCGAAGATTACATCTTCGTTCGGTACCTGGCCGCTTTGGGCAAACTCCTGCGCGACTTCCATGAGAGTGGACTGAATCACTTGCTGTGCAACGTCGTCCGGAAGTGTTGGGACACGGGTAGGCTTGCATCCCCATATATTTTCATCACCCTGGGGCATGAGGATGTCCGTTATAATCGCTTCGGCGGCATTGCATTTCGTGTCAGTGTCCTTGGAGAACAGGAGCGTACCGCCCATTGACTGAATCTCTGCCTTCTTGGCGGGAGTGTATTCGCCCCTGCGACGGCGTTGAGCGTCGAGGAGTCGTTCGGTAATCCCGTTCTTTCGCTTGGCATCAGCCGCATCGCCGAAACACTTACGGACATGAGAACCAAGGGCAGACACAACGGTCTCATTGGAATCAATCCCGGCAAGACGCTTGCGCGCTGCTTCGTCCCGAGCGTCGATCTGCTCGTTATTCAGAACCGCGAGAACTGGCTTTCCAGTCAATCCGGATGGTACTGGTTGATCCATATTACGCCTTCATTGTGAGCCGCCTCTGTATATTTGAACAATAGGTTCTCTCTCATTGATACCTTATCTCTGCCACAGTAAGAGGCGGGGTCAACATGTTTTCTGCTCCTGCAACCATTTTTCTCTGGCTTCTCTCGCCTTTCCCCTGGCTTCCTTCCTCGAGAGAGCGAGACCTTTACCCAAGAGTTCATGGAAATACAGTAGTCTCCACGTCCACCGCCCGTGTCGGTTTCGTCGAAACACCATCTTGAGTGGAGAGCGGCTCATGCTTAATTCAATGTATGAATGGGTATCCCGCCGGCGGGTGCGGTCTTGGCGGCAAGAGACAACGGAGCGCCGTCGGAGCCCCTGTCGTCCTCGTTCGCGACTTTGGCTTGAGCTGCGGTCGATGCAGCCGTACCAATGTCAAAGAACATCTGTTGCATCTCTGCGGGGATAGTGAGAGGGCTTGACGCCAGGTGCATTATGTGCCGGTTACAAGCCTGCACGATGCTGGCGAGCGACTCCCTGAGAATGTGGCAATACTCCGACAGGCACACGTTGTGCGCCATCGCGACCTTGTATTTATCCTCGGCGCTTACGTCTGGATCGTTGATGATCTCTATAATTGACCGTTTCGGCTGATTCTCGAATGCTGCCTGTTCTGCGTCTTTGCTCATACTCCACCCCACTTATTTGATGTTGTTACCTGCCTGTGCCCGCCGCCACCTCCGAAAAAGCCAGCCCCGCCCCATCTGTGTCCCATAGCAAGCGTCTGGAATCCGTCTGCACCGTTACTGTGGGTGTCATGCAGCGGGCTACTGCGAAAGACGGCCCGCTTCGGATCCCATTCCTTGCGGTACTTGTCCAAGTGGACGATGCCTTCCTGGCAACGCACCTTATCGAACCAGCAAACCTTGAAGATGTTCCTCGCCGCCTCGATCGAATCCATCTTGTCGTTGACCTTGGGGACGATCTCGAACTTGAGCCCCAGGCTGGCCGCGGTCTCCAAACGGCTCTTGCCGGTACCCAGTTCACGTACGGCTATGTCGTGAGGGGCCATCATGCGACCGTACCGGTAGCTTTTTTCGTCGAGAGTGCGCTTGTAGTACTCGAGTCCTTCGCCGTTGGCCTCGTGATAATCGACAACGTGGATCTCGCGCCCGACGTTCTGTGTGAACCAGATCGTGGTTGTATCGTCCATCCCCAGATCCCACCACGTGTCGACCGTGATCCCATCTTGCACCGGAACGCTGCAAATACGGCCATCTAGGCGGGCTTTGCTCATTTGCGCGCTGAAGTACGCCCCCTCGATGGACTGCTCGAACGCTTCATCCGGCGTAGACGGGTATTCCCGCTTCATCAGCTCTTTGAGCTCGCGCGCCTTAGACAGGTACCACCGCTTTTGATCGTCTGTGAGGTCGAGCTCCATCCCCATCTGGTCCTGTACCTCGCCAACGATCTTGTTGAAATACTCCGCATCCTTGTCCGAGAGCTGTAGCGCGGGGCCGGTAAGCACGTAGCCGGGCTCCATCCACCAAGCGTAGAAGTGAAATGCGTAGTCCATCACCGTCAATTCACCACGAGACCCCGCCGCAATCTCACGCTTCACGCGCTGGGCCTCGGCACAATACTCGTAGAAATGACCGCCGTATCCCTCTGCCGTGCTCTCGATGAACACCATAGATTTCTGAGACTTTGCGGCCGGAAGCGTCCCCGTCACGATTTCATCGGCCTTATCGGGGTGTGCGGCTGCGATTTTACCGAACTCGGAGATGTGTAGGAGCTGGATCGTGCCGGACCTGGCCGACGTGACAACGCTCAAAACGCTGCCATTGTTGATTTTGAGCTGCCCCGCGGACCCCTTGGTACCATCTTCGGGCATGATGAGCCCACCAATGGACATGGGAAGATGGTCAAACGGAAACTTGATCTTGCGCCGGAATAGGTCCTCGGCATGAGGTTTCGTGTCGGCGATGATGATTGCCTCAAGGCCAGGCTGAAATAGGCACTCGTCGAGAATCCACAGGTCAATGAACGTCGAAAACCCAAGCTGGCGGGCTTTTAGGATTACGTTCTTGTACCAGAGGTCGTGATAGAATTTGGCTTGAGCCCAGTTACACCGGAAGGTAACGGTTTCGCCGTGCTCGTTTTGGATAAGGTAGAGATTGTTGATCCTCCACCATTTGTCGTCAAGTTGCTCGGTAGAGTAGGAGTGTTTCCCTTGCATAACAGATCCTCGGTTGTCGCACGTCTCGGACACAAAAGCGGCTCAGGGTCTACCCTTGAGACCCCGCCGCTCTTGTTTTTGCGGTAATTACCCATTCTCTTCGGATTCCTTCTTCGCTTGCTTCTCGTTTACCGACTTGGCGATGTGACCGGCCATGCGTACGAGCTTGTCCCTGTCCTCCTGGCCGCCGAAATCCAAGGGGTTCCCGTTATCCGTGCGCGTGGCTATCTGCCCGTCGCTGCCGAAAATGCGGTATTTCCCGTCAATCGGCTTCTCTGACACTGTGAATGTGATTTCTTCGCTCATTGTACGCTCTCCTCGAGTACTCTTATTCCCGTTCCCCATGAGGCCGAAGCCCCGTCAAAGTCGTCGGCCCACGATGCACCGTTCATCAGGTCCGTGCCTATTCCTGGCGGTATGTACCGCAGCGAGACCTCCTCATCGTGGCAATAGCAAGTATCCCCGCGGTTGTAGCGGCACAGAGGCTTTCCGCATATCCTGCAAAGTCTATTCGGCTTATTCATGGTCTCCTGCGCGACCGTATTCGCGCCCGATTATCCACCCGCCAAACACCAGAGCCACCGTCGATGCAACGATTCGCGCCCCATTCAGGTCAAATAGAGTCAATGCGATAGCCCCGGCACCCACAAAGCCCACGCCCCACAGAATTTCTATGAGCGAGGGTCGTCTCCGCTTCATCTGTCCCACGCACCAGTTGTCGATCTGCATCAGAACCGTCAGAATGTCCTGCCCCGGCTCTACGTGAGGGGACAGAGCGAGAAGAAGGCCTTCAGCGTACCTCTGAGCCTCGGCAAGACCCGCAAGAGAGGCCTGAATGTCCTCAATGGTGCCTGCCGACGCCATGAGACGCAGCATATCGCGGGTACCACCGCCCTCGGGACTGTCGATTATCATAAGCGGTGGCTTCGTATGCGAATGCGATTCAAAGCAGCCAGGGCAGACCTGTTGACCTTCCGGAAGGCGTCGGAGCTTATCAACCCCGTACGGAGTCCCGCACAATTCACAATGCTGTACCACGATCTGAAAGGGATCGAAGTTATCCGCCGCCGCACCCCTTTCCTGATTTGAGGCGTTAGCCCGCGATTTTTTTTCAGTACCCAGTTTTTCAGTAGCTTCGCTCATCTGTCCCACCCGTTTCTATTGTCCACGCTCCCAATGGGGTAAGAATTGACCCCAACAGTGATTGAAGATGGTATCGCCATTGCACCGCAAATCACGTTACGGACCTCGTCCAGAAAATCAGAAAGTTTTCCCATGTTCTTAAACAGGACGCCCGCATCTACGAAGGAGGGTTCTATACACTCCACCCCGGGCCGGTCGCGTGCCGGTACCTTTTGGTCCGCACCCCCCCCTTGCATTTTCTCACTCGTTTGCATCGTCTCCACAGCTTCCTTCTCCAACTTCGACGGCGCCGGTTCCAGAATCCTTCGAAATGTCCGTTTTGTCGGTGGCAGCGGATCCGGAATCCGTTGCTTCGGCCTCGATTTGCAGGGTTTTTGGGCCTATTCCCTGATCTGGTTGCGGTTTGGTTGC